CGGTCTGCCCGGCTTTGCCCGCGGCGGCGCGGCCACGCCGTGCGGCAGGCGCGCCCGCCGGCCGGGCGCCGTTCGAAGGGATTGTCAGGCGGGCGATCGCGACCGATTGCAAAACCATGTGAGTCGGCAAGAGACGCAGCTTCTCGCCTTCGTCATAATCGCAGACGATTATGGATGTGATCATGCCTGAAGCCCTTCGATGGCAGACTTCGAAGAGGAAGAACCGCCGGGGGCGGGGGAGGGGGTGCCCACCGGCGGCTGCGCGGGCCCATCCTCGCGCGGATACAGATCGGGGCGGAGGTCATGACGGGAGATTCCGGTTTCAGCTTCGACGGCAAGAATTCCGGTGTCCCAAATGAGTTTTCCCGCTGCCAACCGTTTCGACACCGCACCTTGGGTTCGTCCTCCAGATAGCGCCCCAAGCCGTGTCTGCCCGATTCGACGCGCCGCTGCCGCGAAAGCGGCTTGCGGTGTCTTAAAGGCGGGATTCGCGTTCATGACGGTGGGAATATTCCCGAACTCATTATGAGTCAATCCCACTCTCATAATACTCACGGAATAAAATGCGCGATAATGCAACGCGTGAGTATTACCGGTCAGCGAGTTGCCGAAGCGATGGAGCTTCGTGGCGTGGGCCAGTCCGACCTGGCTCAAGGAGTCGGCGTCACGCAGGGTGCGGTCAGCAAAATCATTGTCGGAAAGACAGCGAACTCGCGACTTCTTCCGAAAATTGCGACTTATCTTGGCGTTCCACTTGCGTGGCTGCTTGGGCAAACGGATCAGTTCGAGAATGCTGAAGCCGAAGAGTTTTCCAGTGCCGAGCGAGGCTGGGTGGCTGATCTTCGCACGCTCGAGCCAGATGACCGCCGCGCTGTACTGAGATTAACTCAGACACTTGCTCGGTCCGCGCGCTTGCCAGCGCTGCATGATGATCAACACACATATAGGGCGACTTGATGATCCATAATGGGGGCGGAGATGTTGAGCCGACGAAATCCGAGCGCGCTGCGAAGAAGGGGCGCTGGCTTGCTGTGTTTGGAATCGCCGTCGTTGCCCTGATTGCGATCTTCAATGGCAAAAGCGAGAACGCCCCACGAACCGTGGCGCCAGTGGCGACCAATACGGCAAATCTCGCCCAAGACCATGACGAAATCGCGGTCTATCTAACACCCTGTGACAATGCCTGGGACAAGCTCGGCTCTTTTATGCGCAGCGGATCCGGAACTCCGCTCGAAGGATACCAGTTAGCATCTGCTTCGGAGCGCATCTGTGACGACAGCTGGTCGAAGCTACGCGAGGTCGAATTGAGGGACGATCGCGCTGTGACAGACGAGACGATCGAAGCCTGCCAGATTTCGGCCAACAATCGCACCCGGGCGTCAAAGGCGATCGGCGCAGTGTTCGATGGCGATACGCGACCTTCGGCGATGACAAATGCGACGGAGCTGGTGCGCGGCGCCGAGGCTGCAGCGATTGAATGTCGCGACATACTCAGATGATCGAATGTTCACCGGTACAAGTTTGGAATACGTTTTTGAGGCAAACATAATGAGTGAGAATCCATTAGATCGTGCGCTTGCGCAACTTGATGACAAGATTGCTAGAGACGCGAAGGCAGCTGCGGAGGCTCGCAAGAAGGATCAAGACCAGAAAGAGCTAATTCGCGCCACGGTGGAAGGCTATAACAATCATAAGCAAACATTCCGGTCCGCGATCGCGCAGATCAACGCTCGGCTGGAAGAGCGCAGATATGAGTTTATGGAGCCGCGGTTCGAACCAAATTCCGACGAGGAAACAGTCGGGAAATATTGGACTGCGATAATTCATGCTGGGATTGTGGACCCAAAGGCGACCGTGCTGGTGTTTCGTTTTCTTCAGTCCGGGGGAGGGGTTGTCGGGATCAATAATCCGAAATCTAATTCGGAAGTCAAACCCGTCCAATTTTGGCCTGAAGAGGTATCGGACGAGCTTTTTACAAAGTACCTAATTCGAACGATTGAAGAAGCCTGCAAAGATTGAATGGCAGGGAGCTACCGTTCTGATTTGGCGGGGATTAGATGAGCAAAAGATCGCTAAGCGACCTTCGTAAAGTTTTCGGTGTTGGGCATGATTGGAGAAGTCTTCAGCTAGATGAAGATGGCCGACTTGCTTTGGCGCTTCAGAATGAGACACGACGCCTTAGAAGGCGCATTTTAAAGCGCACGGGAGGGAGGCATCCAGATGCCAAGGTGCGCGCGGCCTCGCGAAGGCACGCGCTGAAGAAGAGCCGAGCTTTGCGCAAGAAGCTCGTTCTTACTCGAAAGGATCTGCCGCCCATCGATACGATGACACGGAAGTTTGCTCCCTCTCCACTGCTCGATGGAATTGATCCATCCCGCCCAGAAAAATGGGCGCCGCTCATTGCTCGTTCTTATCGTTCAGAGTTTCGACGGCTGAAGTTAGGTCCTCTTAATTTTCTCGATGACCCAATTGGCACAATTAAACAGCTTCAGGCGCTGGCAAAAATTGAACGGACCGAGGTTAATGCCTTCATCGACTTCATGGATGACAGGTGTGTTGATGTCGGTGCGTTCTTAGTGCTTGCTGAGATCTGGCCACAGATGTCTCCAGTTTTCAGAGGCGGTAGAATGACCCAGTCGGTTCAGAAGGTCCTATCGGCTATGGAGCTCGACCGGGACCTGGGCATTGGTCTGTCTTCTGTAACAGATCATAGCCATGTCTCCGCGTTTCCAATAGCTCGGCGTCGACCAAGGGAAACATCAACCGATCCGAACCGGCAGTTAAAGCCTGCGGATCGTGAGAAGATGGCAGACAACCTAGTTGAACTGGTTGATGGCTGGCTATTTATCGCCTCGATGGAAACCAAAGCAGAAGTGCCGCTTGAGCTCAGTGATGCGGGCAAGGCCCTCATAAAAAACATGGTAGGCGAGTTACTCTGCAACGCAGAGCGACATAGCATCAAAAAGTCTGAGGATGGAGATTGGTCCACGAGCGCGTTCATGGCTGCTCGGGAGGATGAGAATGGAAATACGGAACTCCATTGCTATCTCGGGTTTCTCAACGTTGGACAATCGATCGCCGATTCGATGGCGAATGCTCCCGAAAGTATGCTTCAGAAGACGCGCAGCTACTTGAATATGCACAGAAAATCTGGAAAACTTTCTGAAGAGACATTGATGACAGTTGTCGCACTACAAGACACGATCACCTCAAAGAAAGATGCGGTGGATGCAAGTCGGGGCGGTACAGGTTTGCAGGATGTCCTTGAGTTCGCCAGTGATTTGGGATCCTCTCATTTACCGAATTCTGATGTCAGAGTTACGATCGTGTCAGGAAATTCGTGCATCCGGCTAAGAAATCCCATATTGGCCGGAATGAAAGACGAGCATAATCGTCGTCTGCAGTGGTGCAATCGTGAAAATCAGCCCAATCTTCCGCCTGATCCAAGCGTTGCATTTACGCTTCCGGCACCGTTTGCCGGTACGCTCGTTTCTATTGGGTTCACGCTAGACCCGCGAGTGTTGATTCCGAAGGAGAACATCGATGATCGGTGAAGCCATTGACCTGGGCGTTCTGACCGGGGGCAAGGTTCATAATTTGAGCGGCCACGAGCGTGGTTTGGCTGCTCGCAAGCGCTTCGGCTTAGATTCGTTAGATAACGATGGCGTAGTGCATACGATTCGCGTTCCTGAGAGTATGAACGCAATTAGCCCCTCCTTCGTCCAAGGCATGTTCACTGCTACGTTGCGATCCTACGGGAATGATTTGGCTAAGTTCAAAAGGTACTACGCCATTGAAGCTTCGGATTTGATACAACGTCAAATTGACCGAGGCATTCAGAACATTCTGATGAATCGCAACGCTCCACTTTTTTAGAATATGTCGGTTGAGGGCGGGGGCGCCGACACTCTCTCATGGGGAACTATAATCGCGGGAGTGGCCATTGTGGTCAACCTTGCGTGGAACTTCGGCAACACGCTGCACACTCGTGGTGTTGCTCACAATATTAGGATTGAACAACGCCAGATCGAACGTTGGGATAGACTGCGCGCGCGAATTGAATCAAGCCTCGACGCATTCGTTCTAGAGTTAAAGTCTGCTCATGCGATCTTGGCAAAGGCCAGCATCGAGGAAGATAAATCGCCTTTAATTGCGCTAATCGATTATGACATTGTCCTTAAGCAAGATGTCTTGGCGAAGGCGCTCGAGGAGGCTGACAGGTCGGACTGTTGTGACTCGACGGACTGGGTTCTTTTAGCCAACGGGCCAGCGAAATATGGTGATGAAACAAGTTGGGATATGATCCTCACTGTGCTCGCTTGTGCCGCTACGATGAGAAATGATCAGGTTCAGCACCTGAAACGGTTAAATATTTATGCCAACGATATCGAACTGGCCGTACGTCAAGCACTCGAAGCTCAAGATCTTGCCTCATCACCAAAAACGAAGAGACGTTGGTCTCTTTGGTCCGGCACCGCAGATAAGAATTGAGGCGATCCTATTCAGTGTCCGTAACTGGTGAACGAAATTACCAGGACGCGATCGCAGCGATTGGGGCGGGTGAGGCAGCGGTGCTCTTCCACGAGCCTGACAATCCCTATGATGAGCGTGCGGTGGCTGTCAGCTGCCACGGCGATACGATCGGGTATCTTCCGCGCGGGAGCTGGCTGACCGAAGTTGTGCTGGACGAGGGCAGGGGCTGCAGCGTCCGGGTCAGTCGGCTTAGTCGGGGCGCCAAGGGCATAACCGGTGTCACCTTGGAGGTTATTCTCGGCGGTGCGCCGATCGAAGAGCGCGCGTTCAATACGCCTTAGGGAGGGGTATCGCGCCCGGCTTGCGGGGGTATGGACCAAAATTGGCGCGCTCGGTGGCCAGGTTTCACGCGGTTTTACGTCACCATGGCGGAGGGTGTCTCCGCCGTGGTCGCGCAGCTTGAATCATGCCGAATTCGAACGGCCGTAAAAAAATGCTCGGAGTCCGGCCCTCGGTTGTGGCCAAATATCCATGACAGCTGAGCGTTGAACTTTAATGTCGCACCAGCCTCGATTTTCCAACGGGATGTCAATGACGTTCGGAGCTTTGTTGCCTCCGATCATTGCCATTTGCCCTTCTAAAGCTCGCCACGCGTCGAATTCCATCTTTTCCCACTCTTCGCGAGGGATTGTTTGTAAAGGCCTGGGATGCCGTACGCCGCCGTGCAAAGTGAAATAAGGTCTGCCTGCTGCGGCGAGCTCACCTAAGGTGATTTTCGACTTTAATTCATCCTGCAAACCGACGAAATAATAAGGGTTGTTTGGCTCTTTCTCGATCCCCCACTCGCTTTGCGTTGCTATGTACCGAAGCGCATCATCGCACCCCATATACTTCGCGACATGTGGCGTTGGTTTAAATTGAAAGTAACCCGCTGCCAAAATGAGAAACCCGGAAATTACCATCGCACTCAAGACCAGATTCCTAGGAGGATCAGCCCATATTAATTGAGCGCTCCACGAAAAAAGTCCTACGGCTGCGATGGCCAAGATGCTGGAAATTAATTTTGTTGGCATGTGTTGATCCTCGATAGTTACAATGCCGCGTCTCGCTAATTTCAGATTTCCGCTCATCTGAAATCGAGTCATGCATTCGTGCAGAACCCGCGCAATTAGAAACGACGATCCATTATAAAGCTCGAGGGTTTTTATCGGTAGCGCGCACCGTACGATTATGAATATCAATGGGGTCGCCAGCGTTACGCTACTTTAACGAACTGTGGGGGGCAGGGGGAAAGCAATGACTGACATGCCGCTGCGGCTGAGTGCTGAGATGGGGAGTTTTCGCCTTCTCGTTCTCAAATTCATACGTGATTACATCGAACAATACAGCGTCTCCCCGAGCCAGGGCGAGATCCGCAACGGGCTCGACACGACGCGGAGCCGGGTTCGGGACGCTCTGCGCAGCCTCGAACAGGATAGGTTGATCCATCGTCGCGCCGGTGCTCGAGGAATATCGCTGCCATCGATGCGCGAGGAAGCCATCCGGCTGCTTCGTGATCTCGGTTATCGTGTAGACGAGGATCTCGGCACAGTGTCGATGCCAGGCAGCCCGCAATCCACCCTGCTGCCACCGGCAGAGCTCGACTATCCCTGATCCCGGGGTTTCCGTTGTCGCTGAACGGAGTTTGGAATGGGATCGAAGGCGAAGCGCCAGTTACTCGAAGATCGTGCGAAGCGGCACCAGAAGATCCATGACGGCTATTGTGCGAGGCACCCGGCACGCGCCCGTGAAGAGCGCAGCTTCCGGAAGGAACAGCGCCAGCGCCAACGTGACCACCGCGGCCGCGACTTGCTGCGCGACACCGGCACGCCGGAGACGAAAGCGAAGGCAGCTGAAGTTCGGCAGGGAAGCCTTGCGCGTATGTACGAGGCTGGCCAGCTGACGATCGAGCAGTTGGCCAGCGCACAACAGATCCGAGGCGTCGCAGAGCGCCTCGGCCGTGATGTGGGCTTCGGCAGCTTCAGTCTGGAAACCCGGGTCGATCAGAGCAGAAGCGGTACCGGCGCGTTCTTCGAAGCATTGGGTGCTGTTCGCGCTGAGGTCGCATATCGCCGATGGTGCGAATGGATGAAGCGAGGGAAGCATGCCGGCGCACCGCAGATCGCTATGATCGTCGACGAATTGCCAGTTTCGCATGCTGCTCGACGTTGGGGCATGCGAAATGCCACGGCACGAAAGCATCTGTCGGCCGCGCTGGACGAATGGAGTGACATCATGGGTGTTGCAGTCCGCGACATCGAAGAGGCCGACCTGTTGGCCATGCACGCTGGACTGCTTTAGTTCGCGTTCCCGCGTACCTCTAGAAAATGCTGAATAAGAACATTGATCTCATCACCATTTCTATCGGCAAATTGAGCGGCGGCTCTTATGCTGTCCACGTGGTGAACCTCGATCGTCATATTGCCGGGAGTTCCGTGGACGGCTCTGACAGGCGCAAAAACGATTTTCTCTGGATCACTTCTGAGCGTCCCAGCGCAGGCTGCATGACAGATTGAATTCCTCAAATCGACATGCTCAAGGTACAGCGTTTGAAGCTCTTTCATCTTGGCCGCACCAGACAAGCCGTGGTGTTTGTAAATTTTGATAATTTTTGTGAATTTGGCCGGCGTACCCATGCTGCCAAAGAGTATTGCCCCAGTGTCTAAGTCGAGGCCGAACACTACTGAGAGCAACTGCGACATCAAAGCGTCAAAGCGCGCCCACGCTAGTACCACATCTGCGATTATAAGTTTTTTATCGTCGGAGAGAGTAGGGTCAACGTCGAATGGATCGAAATCAGGCATCTGAGACTCCAGTGCGAATGGCTTAGCTACAAAGGGGCAGACCCGGGACTGCAATTAAGCACACTTCGAAACATAAGCTGACACGAGACCGGAATTTATCCCGTTTTTTGAGATACAAGTCCGGTTTTTACACTGTCGCCCGCATTCCACCCTGCCATTTGGTCATCAAATCGGTCAAATCCGACCCCGCGACAATTGCGTCATTCCCCCCGGACGCACCCTTGAGAAGCCTGGCCCGCCCTGCGGACCGGGCTTTTTTTATGGAGTTTCCCGTCATGGTCCTCGATTCCGGTGCCGACATCTAAACGGCCAAGCGTCGAATCGCTCTGCGTAGAGCAGAGTGGCGCGCTGGATAGCCTAATGGCCGAGCTCAGCCTCGGTATCCGCAACCAGCGCCACTTCGACGACCTCGAGGAACGTGCCGACTCAATCGGCAGGGGCCTGCGCGATGCTTTCCGGAGAGGATCACGATGATCGATCTCGACCAGCTCGAGCGTGTGGCCAGCCTGCCGGGCGAGAGCGCAGTGGTTACCCGTCGCTTCCTTGCCCAAGCAGCTCGCGAACTGCGCGAAGGCCGCGAATGCATTGAACGGCGCGGCAGCGTGTTCGGACTACCGAAGGGCGAAAAGATTTGAGCGCGGTTCTGGATATTCTTGGCAGCAATGCCGCCTCATCCACGCGCGGCACGTTTCGGACAGCCGAGAAGCTGCGCGACCAGGTGCTTGCTCTGGCCGAGGGCCATGGCAACGTGCTCTCTCATGTCGAGCGGGCTTGGGCGAGCATAACCTTCAATGGCGCGCGTCATTCCTTGCTGCTCCTGTTCGAAGGGGCCGAGGCGGTAGAAGCGGCGGAGCGGATGCTCGAAGCGCTTCCGGAACACGAGTTTTCCATTCCTGACCAACTGGTTGCCGATGCCTCTGTAGTCGATGTCGAACATCGCCTGCTCCCCGCGGCGCGGTTGCGTGCGATGGTCGAGCTGTTGCTCCTCGAGGAAGATTGAGATGGGCGGGATCCGCACACCTCGGTCGGTCAAAGGTGCGCAGCCATTGTGCGAGCGCTTCGCCGTGATCCAAGGCGAGATCGCCGCGATCGAGAACGATCGTAACGCCGCGATCGCAGCGGCGAACAAGACTGCCGATGTGGCGCTTGAGCCGCTGGTCGCCGAAAGCGAGCAGCTTCGCGAGAAGCTGGAACCATGGTGGCGCGCTTCGGCCGAGCAGCTTACCGAAGGCAGGCGCAAGTCGATCGAACTCGGGGGCGCTGTTATCGGCACCCGCTCCGGCCAACCCTCGCTCGCGGTGCCAAAGGATGGCGAGCCTGCGAAGGCTGCCCTGCGCAAGACGCGCTGGGGCAAAGATCTGCTGAAGGTGACCGTCACCTTCGACAAGCGCGCAATCACCAAGGCATTGACCGGCAGCAACGGGCCCAAGCTGAAGGCGTTGGGTTTCCATACCGTGGCCGGCAGCGAGGACTTCGTGCTCGAGCGTGCAGAGCAGGAAGGTACCAGGACGTGAGGCTTGCCGATCTGCCTGTAGTAACCGAGCTTGCTATCCGTCGTGCCTGGCTGATCGAACGCCTCGAAGATCTGAAGCGCGGCAATGTTGTCGTATCGCTCGGTGGCCAGACCATCGGAGGGCCCGGGCAAGCCTCGGTGAGCCGGACAATGGGTGCTGCGCTGCGCGTGGACATCGAGAACAACGCGCAGCAGCTGAAGCTGTTGGGCGTGGAGCTGGACGATGCCGAAGCGACCGCCGGTCTTCCGACCGTCAGGATGGAAGCCTCGCACCGCTTGGGCCCGGCCCGCTAGCTGGAGCGACCCGCGCAAGCGGGGACGAGCAGGCCAGCGCGATCGCGCGCAAGTACTGCTCGAGGAGCCCTTCTGCAGACATTGCTTAGCGGTCGGCCGGCACGTCCAGGCGACTGTCGTCGATCACATCCTGCCGCTGGAGTGGTCACGCTGTGACGAGCGGTGGAACAAGCAGGCGCTCTGCAGGGCGTGCCATGAAGAGAAGTCGAAGCGCGAGCGGGCCGAAGGCGAGCCGATCGACACCGCGGCGCAGCTGGCCCGACTGAAGGCCGAATGGCTCGGATCGACGACGTGAGGGAGGGGGAGGGTCAATCTCTCCCGACCTCGCCTCCGGACACCGACGCCTCACGCAAATTTTTACGCGGTCGATTTCAAAACATAAAAACTTGGCCAGTCGGCCGGGAGGTCGATGGTGGCGAGCGGGGGATCGAGGCCGAACAGCGGCCGCAAACGTAAATCATTAGATCTGAAGAAGCTCGAAGGTACTTCGAGAAAGGATCGCGACGGCGGAGGTGATGCGCCGGCCGTAGCTGGCATCCTGATCTGCCCGCTTCACCTCACAGATTTGGAGCAGCTGTATTTCGCCTCGCTTGCTAGGGTACTCGAGGAGCAAGGCAGAGCCAGTCCGCATTATTCGGAGCATGTCGCATTGCTCGCGGTCAGACTTGCGCAGATCGAGCGATATAAAGCGCGCCTCGATTGCGACGGCGATACATTCGAAACCACGACGTCGACCGGGGCTTTGATGATCCGGAAGCATCCCGCTGTGCAGATGCTGAGCGATGCAATGCGCCACGCGCAGTCGCTGCTTGGCGAACTCATGCTCAACCCATCCGCTGCGATGCGGCTGTCGGAAGGCGAGAAGCCTGACGATGGAGGCTTGGCCGACTTCTTCAAGAGTTAGGAGGCGCCGGTGACGAAGGTTCGATGTCAACTCGCTGCGACCTTCGCCACGTGCTGGTGGTTGCGGCCAGCTCTCTACGGCGTAGCATTCCTTCACCATATCGGAATGATACGAAACACCGACCACGCCACCCGGTGGATCGCACGCAATGCGGTTTCAGTGGATGTCGAGGTCGTAGCTAACGACAATGGCGACACGTGACTTTGTCGCGATCGCCAGGGGTTATGCCCGGGACGTAGCGAAAGGAACGATACCCGCCTGCAAGTCGGTGCGGTTGCAATGCGAGCGGTTCCTCTCGGAACTGAAGCTGCAGCAGCGAAAGGACTTCCCTTACAAACTGGATGCGAAGAAGGCCGCAAGGGTCTGCCAGTTCATCGAATTCCTGCCACACACCAAGGGCAAGTGGGCGCGAGAGAAGCGACTGCTGATACTTGAGCCATGGCAGATCTGGATCCTCGTCTGCACATTCGGATGGATCCACAGGGCAGGCGAGCAGAAAGGTCTCAGGCGCTTTCGCGTCCTCTTCGTGGTCGTACCGCGCAAGAATGGTAAATCGGCGATCGCTGCCGGCGTCGGCAACTACATGTTCTGCGCCGATGGCGAGCATGGCGCGGAAGTCTATTCGGGCGCGACCAACGAAAAGCAGGCAAAGGAAGTCTTCACGCCGGCGCGTGTTATGATGTCGCGGTCGCCCTCGCTGAAACGGCATGCTGGCGTAACCGTGCTGGCCAACAGCATGGTTCGCTATGCGGATGGATCGAAGTTCGAGACCGTCATTGGAAATCCGGGCGACGGACAGAGCCCGAGCTGCTCGATCCACGACGAGTACCATGAACACCCTGACGATCGGCAGGTTGATACGATGATCACGGGCATGGGTGCCCGCGATCAACCTCTGCAGCTGATCATCACGACGGCAGGCGATAACCTAGCGGGCCCATGCTACGCCGCCGTCCAGGAACAGCGCGAGCGGATCGCGGGAATCGGGCACAACGGTGGCCCGCCGCTCGACGATGAAACCTTCTTCGTCGAATACACAATCGACGAGGACGACGATTGGAAGAGCGAGGCGGCGCTTCGCAAGGCCAACCCGAATATGGGTGTCTCGGTCTCGGCAGAGTTCCTGCTGTCTCGCTTGCGGGACGCAATCAGCACGCCCCGCAAGGCGGCGATCTTCAAGACCAAGCATCTCAATCTATGGGTCGCTGCGAAGTCCGCCTTCTTCGATATCGAGGCATGGAGGCGATGCGCGGGCGATCAAATCCCGGTCAAATCTTCCGAAGCGCTGCAGCTGGAGGAACTGGCCGGCCGCCGATGCATTCTGTCGCTCGACCTCGCATCGCGGATCGACATCGCGGCGCTGGAGTACCTGTTTCCGCCGATCGGCGGGAAGGCTACGGCCGACGATCCATACATCCGGATCGGAAGGTACTTTTTGCCAGGCGACCAGGTGGAGAAGGTTTCGGCCTATCAAGGCTGGGATGCACAGGGTCTCCTTGACGTCACCGAGGGAGCGGTGACCGACTTCGAAGAGATCGAGGAAGCGCTACGTGAAGCTGCGCGGCTCTTCGATGTCGAAGCTTGCGCCTTTGATCCGTGGCAGGCCGAACAGCTCGCGCAGCGTATGTCCGCCGAGGGCCTGCCGATGCTCGAATACCGAATGACGGTGCAGAACCTGTCCGGCCCGATGAAGGAGCTGGATGCCCTGATGCGTGCTGGCACGATCGCGCATGCCGGCTGCCCGGTTATGGAATGGCAGGTCAACAATGTCGTCGCTCAGATCGATGCGAAGGACAATGTCTTCCCGCGCAAGCCGCGTGATGAAGCGAAGATCGATAATCCTGTTGCGCTGATGATGGCCGTCGGCGTCGCGATGAAAGAGGAGGATGAGGTGGAAGAATTCTCACCTTGGGATGATCCCGAATTCAGCCTCGCTGGCACCGACGAGCGCGACGCAGCTTAATGGGTCTCTGGAACCGCGCGATGAGCGCGATGGGTATGTCGGCAGAGCAACGCTCGATCGAAAACCCAAGCATACCGATTAGCGATACCGAGGCGATGCTGGGCATGCTTGGCGTGCTCGATCGCAATGGCGCCCTTCCTGCCGTCTCGATAGAGGCCGCATTGCAGGTGCCGACCGTGTTCGCCATTACGAACTTCCTCCCGCGAATGCTGGCCTCGCTCCCCCTCCACACCTTTGAAGCGGGCGAGAATGGCGAAAAGGTGAACGACAGCGTTTCGCAATTGCTGTCTTTTGCACCGAACGAGGAAGAGAGCACGTTCGAGTGGCGTCGATACCATTGGCACCAAGTCTTCACGGGTGGACGGGGATTAAGCTGGATTGAGCGCGCGGGCACGCGGGCTGTCGGCATCTGGAAGATGGATCCGGGCAAGACCGAAATCGTTCGCCACAATGGCCGGAAGATCTACAAGTTCGACGGCCGCGAATATTCTGCACGAGACGTCATCGACACGCCGTTCCTGCTCAAGCGTAACGGGCTTGCCAGCTACAGTCCGATCGCAAAGTGCAACAAAGCGATCAGCCTAGCGATCGCTATGGGTGATTTCGCGGGAGGTTTCTTCGCAGGTGGCGGTGTCCCGCCGCTGGCCCTGCAGGGCCCTCTGCCAGAAGGTCGCGATGCGTTTCAACGCGCACAGACGCAGATCATGAAGGCCGTCGAACTCGCCCGGCGCGAAGGTCGGCCGTTCTTCGGTTTGCCCCCGGGCCATGAACTTAAGCCGATCGGTACCGACCCCGACAAGGGCCAGATGACGGATGCCCGATTATTCCAAATCCAGGAGATCGCGCGCATATGGCAGATCCCGCCCGCCTTTGTCGGTGACCTTTCTAAGGGCACCTTCAGCAATACCGAGCAACAGGATCTCCAGTTGGTGAAGCACCTAGTGCTTCACTGGTGCACGTCGCTGGAGCTCGAGCTCACGCTGAAGCTTCACGGTTGGCGCAATCCAGCAAAACGTGTGAAGCACAATGTCGACGGGTTGCAGCGCGGGGCATTCAAGGATCGCATCGAAGCACTCGCCCGGGCGATCATGACCGGGCAGATGATGCCTGACGAAGCCCGAGCGTTGGAAGGGCGCGGCGCGGCTGAAGGCGGCGATCGTCTTTATATCCAGCAGGCAACGGTGCCGCTGGAGGACGCCGGCAAAGTGCCGGCCCTCACCACAAACCCGACAAACGAGGAGGATGGCGCGGATGACGACGTCGGCACCGATGACAATTAGCGGCGCCAAGCGCCCGAACACGGATGGACGCGAGCTTCGTTCCTTCAGCACGAAGGGCCTTGAGTTACGGGCAGAGGGCGATGGGGAGACGGGGCAAACTACCAAGGGTTATGCCTGCCTCTATGACAACGACACCAGCATCGGTGGCTACTTCACCGAACGGTTCGCTGTCGGTGCCTTCACGAAGTCGTTGCAAGAGCGCGATGTCGTCGCCCTGCATAGCCACGACGATGGCAGGCCGATGGGCCGAAAAAGCCGTGATACGCTCCGCTTCAGCGACGATACGAAAGGTCTCGGTTTCGAAAACGATCTGCCGGATACACAGGACGGTCGCGATCTCGCCACGTCGATCGGGCGGGGCGACATCGAGGGAATGAGCTTCCGCTTCCGGGCGATCAAGGAAGAGTGGGACGAGAGCGGCGACATTCCGAAGCGGACCGTCATCGAGGCCGAGCTCTACGAAATCACTTACACCGCTTTCCCCGCCTATCCCGACACCGAAGTCGGCATGCGCAGTCTGGAGCATGCCCGGCGCGAGCAGCGCAACCACAACAAATCCGCCGCTCTCGCTCGTATCGCCATGCGCCAGGCGCAGGCCGAGCGGAAACATAAATCCCGGTGAAACCGGAGGCGACGAAGGCAACCGCGCTTATCGTCCTATCGCCCGCCACTGGCGGGCTTTTTCGTACCTAGGAAAATCAGATGATCCTGACCCAGTATTACGAGCAGCGCGGCCAGCTGGTCGCCGAAGCTCGCCAGATCCTCGACGGCATCGAAGGCGAGACCGACGAAACCAAGATCGCCGAGGCCGAACAGCGCCACGACACGGTGATGGCGAAGGTCGACGATCTCGACAAGAAGATCGCCCGCGAAGAACGCATGGCGCAATCCGAACGCACCGAAGAAGAGCGTCGTTCGCGTCAGCGTCCGAACAGCGACGGCGGTGCCTCCGGCATCGACGGGGGCGATGCGCCGACTCCTGAACAGCGCAACTCCGAATACCGCTCGGCATTCGCCCGCTTCGTCACCGGCGCGGAATTGTCTGCTGAAGACCGTTCGGTCCTCCGCGAGATGGAACTGCGCGCGCAGACAGTCGGGACGCCGGCAGACGGTGGCTACACCGTCCCGACCACGCTCATGAACGAAATCGTTCGTGCCATGGCGGACTGGGGCCCGATGTTCGACGAGGATGTGGCTCGCAACTTCACAACCCCGACCGGCAATCCGATGAGCCTCCCGACTGTCGACGACACCGCGTCCACGCCGGAAGCGCATGCCGAAGGCAGTGAGGGTACGGATGACGGCGGCAAGGATGTCTCTTTCGGCCAGAAAGTGCTCAACGCCTTTGCCTACGACACCGAATGGGTGAAGTGGTCGTTCGAACTCGACGAAGACTCGATCTTCGCTATGGAACAACTGCTCGGTTCGCTTCTCGGCGAACGTCTCGGTCGCAATGGCAACCGCCTGCTAACCGTGGGCAGCGGTAACGACGCGCCCAACGGTATCGTGACCGCTTCGAGCCTCGGCGTTACCGCTGCGGCCACCGGTGCGATCGCTTCCGACGAGCTGATCACATTCCAGCATTCGGTCAACGCGGCCTATCGCCGCAGCCCGAAGTGCCGCTGGCAGTTTGCCGACAGCACGCTGGCAGCTTTCCGCAAGCTGAAAGACGGCGACGGCAACTATCTCTGGCAGATGGGCGACGTCCGCACGGAAGCGCCGGACACGCTCCTGGGCAAGCCGTATTCCATCAACGACGATGTTCCTGCCATCGGGGCTGGCAACCGGGCAGTGATCTTCGGCGATCACAGCAAGTACTTCGTGCGCAAGGTTGGCTCCGTCCGGACCATCGTTGCGCGTGAACGCTTCGCGCCGAACCTCGGTATCCTTGGCGTGCACCGCTTCGACGGCGAACTGGTCGATACCGCCGCGGTCAAGCATCTCCGTCTGGCTGCCTAATCCAGTCGAACCGATCAACCGGGCGGGGCGCAAGCTCCGTCCGGCTTTTCGGTGAGTGCCGCGATCCCTCTGCGACGCTCTCCGAAGAGTTGGAGACATCCCCATGAAAAAACTCAAGATGATCGTCGGCCTTTCCGGCCTGAAATACTGCCTGTCGCCCAAAGACGAGCGCGATTTTCCCGATGATGAGGCTGACCGTCTCGTTGCGGCGGGGTTTGCCGAAGAGTTAGTCGACAACTCAGAAGCCGAACGGATTGCTGCTGAGCAAGCTGCCGCGGAGCAAGTTGCCGCCGAGAAAGACGCTGCCGAGAAGGCCGCTGCCGAGAAGGCCGCTGCCGAGAAGACTCAGCAGGGCGAAGCCGACCAAACTGACACCACGACGTCAACGGCGAAAAAGCCCGCCGCGAAGAAGACCGCCAAGAAGTAACTATGGCCTGGTCACCTGCCATTACGGTCGCTGAGCCGATCGGGGAGCCCATCTCGGTCGACCAGGCGAAGGAGTTCGTTTCGATCGAAGCGGACGTCAGTGAATTCGACTTGCTCCTCGGTAGCTTCATCGAAGCGGCACGGGGGCAGGTGGAAGCGGTTACCGGTACCCGCTTGGTCGGACAGACAATCGAACTGCTAGCGGACGAATGGAACGACCTCCTCGCACTACCGATCGGACCAGCCTCAGATATCGTATCAATCAGCTATGACGACGTTCACGGTATCGGGCAGACCCTCGATGCAGCTGTATACGAACTAACCGGTGCCGGCCTTGCTCGCGGGATCCGCACAAAGGTCGGCCATGGGTGGCCTACCGGTCTTCGTCGCAGCGGAGGCGTCATCCGCGTTCGTTTGACTGTTGGGTATGCCACGCTCCCGCCGTCCATCAAAGCGGCCTTGCTCCTTATGGTGAGCGACCAGTTTGCCTTCCGCGAGAGCGGCATTGTTGGCGCGGCGACCTCCGACGTTAAATCGAGCATGCGGGTTGATATGTTGCTCGCCAATTACAGGATCTGGCTTTGATCCGTGCAGGCGAGCTGAAAGACCGGGTCATTTTCCAGAAACCGGGCGAAGGCGGAGAGAACGCATTCGGTGAGCCGGCTGCTGGATGGGCCACCCATGCATCGGCCCGGGCAAAGGTT